AAGACGGTTGCTTGGGACTTGGTACAACCAGCACGGTTTCAACTGCCACGCTGGTGCCATTTACTGCAACCACGCCGATTGCAAAAATCTTTGTCAATGGCAACTACTACGGCGCTTCGTGCTTGGTTGACTATGACGGAAACGCATGGGTTGCAGGCCACGACACAATCAACTTTGGTGTGATTGGGGCCAGCCCTTCAACCCACCAAAAACTTGACTTGGCAGGTCGCCGCGTCAAGAAAATGTTTTGGGGTGAAGACGATAAGCACTGGGTTGCTGGTTCGCAATATGACTGGGGCGTTGGCATCCTGTTTGAAAACGGCGACGTTTATATCCGTGGCGTCACTGCCGGGCAAGTTGGCATGGACGGCGGCGGCTGGACCATGAGCGATAACAACACCGCATTTACCAATAAATTTCACTCAGGCGTCAAAGACATTTGGGTGCAGTTTGGCGGCTACCAGTGCGCAGTCGCCTTAATGAATGACGGCACAGTGCAAGCCCGTGGAAATCAAAGCTACGCCCAAAACGGCATGGCTGCTGCAACAACAGTTTGGACCACGATTGGTGGCGCATTCCTGCAAAACGTCACCAAGCTATCCGTGATGGGCGGCCAATACGGCAGCACGAATGCGGCACTTCGCAGCGACGGCAAGCTGGTTGTGTGGGGTGGAAACATGCAAGGGTGCGTCGGTGATGGCCGAGCGCCGGGCACGGGCGACAACTTCCCGGACAGCTTCTATTTGAGCGAGCGCCCCATTGTCGATTTTTGCTGGGGTGGCGTTCGATACGAAGCCACTGGCGCTAATCAGGTTTACGCCCTCAATGACCTTGGCCAAGTGCTTGTCGCTGGCGCAGGTGACTACAACGCCAACGGTGACGATGACAGCGAAAACGCTTTGACACCTCAACTTCTTCGCTTTTAAGGGAAAGACATGACAGCGACTATTTCACTCGGAAAAATTGCATTCACTTGGCGCAATGCCTATTCGGCCAGCGCAACCTATACCAAGCAAGACGTTGTGAGCTACAACGGCGATTCCTATGTTTGCATTGCAGCTACCACCACGGGCATTGCTCCAACTGACGCAACCAAGTGGGAGCTTTTCGCTCAAGGCTCTGCCAACATTGGCCAAGCAGCGGGTGACTTGATTTACTTCAACGGCACCACGCTGACGCGATTACCCAAAGGCACCGCCGGGCAGGTGTTGAAAATCGACGCCATCACAGGTTTGCCCACATGGGGCTTGCCAGAATCTCGCAGCGGCGTGAAGGTCAAGGCGCTTTTAAGCCACAAGAGCCACGCCTACCGCAAGCAATTCGCCATCATGCAAGACGGCACATTACGCGGCTGGGGCAACAATGACAGTTACGGCCTTGGTATTGGCAACACAACTGTCGCCAAGACTTCACCGCAAAAGGTGGCTTTCCCGTTTGGCTTCCCCGGCGTGGCCAAGGCATACGCAGGCTATGACGCGCAACACTCCAACGCCATTGATACCACTGGCAAGTTGTGGGCTTGGGGCTATAACGGCTACGGCAATTTGGGCGTCAATGACACCACCAACCGTTTTGTCCCGGTACGCGTGAGCGATTACGGCTCACTCATTGGCAAGACAGTCACGGCAGTGGCCAAGCAAATCACACCAGAAGGCTACCCAAGTTCACTGGTGCTGACTTCTGACGGCAAGGTACACGCGTGCGGCTACAACGGCTATGGCCAACTTGGCCAAGGTGACAC